CATCTGTTGCGTTGGATGGCGACGCGGCGCTGAAGGTCAGCTTAGAAAGCACAACCTCTGCATCACGAACGACCACGGTGGCCTGTACGTCCGCAGCACCAGTGACCTCTTCACAGAGGACAGCGACAGCGTCTTCGCTGCCGTCAGCTGGTGATACATCGGGGTCGACGCGAACGTATTTCCCGCTTGACGTGATTTTACCCAGCACTGTACCAGCTTCAAGGATCACGTCAGCTCCAGGAGCTTCAATGGTAACCTCTTCACGCGAACGGTGACCGTTCGCTTCACTTACAAGGAAGCCGAACTTCCCTAGGCGCTTCACTAGAATAGTCATAGCTTATACCCCTTTCATTTTGACGCCAGCGGAGTCGAAGACTTTTTTGCTCCATGCACCGTTGCCGTTGTGTTGCGTTTTACCGTCTTTGACAACGGTAGCGAACTGGTCTTGCTTGTCGTCGTCACTACCAGTGGCGTCGGCAGTTGCCAGCATGTGGTCGAACATGGCTTCCACATAGGTGTCGGATTTACCCTCTACCTTTGCGTCCCCCAGCTTAGCCGCCACTGCAGCTTTGCGGATGGCTGCTGAGTCCATACCAGATGTCTCCAGCTTGTCGCCGGCCACCGTGTTTGCGTCCGCGATAAGCGTCGCACGTGCGGTAACCCGCTCGTCCAACTGTGCGTCCGAAACCACTGCGGCTTCCAGTTCGGTAATTCGTGCGTCGCGCGCAGCAAGCTCTGCGTCTGCTGTGGCTTGCGCTGTGTCAGCGGCTACGGCTGAATCGGTCAACTGCTTTTGCAGCTTCTCAATAACAGTCGCACTCACTTCCGTGCACTCGATAGGCAGACCATCCACCACGATGGTCCGCGTTTTGATGGCTTCTGCCATGTCTTGCGCTCCTTTTGCGTCGCCGATTTTAAGATCTGGACCACCCCGCGCTTCGGCGACAATAGCAAGGTGATTCATCCGCAACCCCGTTTGGGTTGCGTCGTACGGTTCCCCGTCAGGGGTAACCCCGTCTCCGAACACAACATCGGCTTCATAACCCATGCTGAGTTCGCGTGTCATTTTGGCTTCGACCTGCGCAATAGCTGCAGCGTCCATGACCATCATAGCGATAGCAACGGTTTCACCGTCCCGTATCACTTCGCCGCTGGTGTGACCAACTGCGTGCTGTTTCCAGTTGTCCGCTGTGACCATTCCTGGATGACCCAGTGTCACAGGGCGGTGTGCATACGTGGCAAGCGAGGCCTTAGAAAATACCTCCTCTTCGGGTCGGTACACGCGCACGGTTCCGTCCCCAATAAGACCGAGCTCCTTCTTGCTGTACACCTGAATGCCCGTGCGGGCTACAGGTGCTTCAGCTACAAGGTAACCGTCGGCTGTGCGGCGGAACGTGACTTTGCGATTGTCGTTGAACTGCATAATTTACTCCTCGTCGCCTTGGTCGTCCACGTCTGGTTCCTGCATGCCGGCGACAACACCCATTTCCTCGAGGTCCATTTCCTCGTCGGTCATTGGGAACTCGTCCACAGCAGATTCAATTCCAGGAAATGCACCTGTCTCCGTCAGTGCGGTGGTTGTGATTTTCTCCAGCGCTTCGGTGCTGTAGATGCCCAGCGCTTTAATCTTGGTAAGCGACTCGGTCAGGGACTTTGCAATACTTGCCACCTCGTTGGCGCTTGGTTGCCACAACGGTGTCCACTCATAGTACACTTCGTCAGGGTATTCACCCAGTGCGCTACGCACCAAGCAGTTATCCAGCAGCTCCATGCATACACCCATGTCCTGCTGCACACCTGCGACCATGTCGTAATAATTGCGCTGGTCACCTTCCCCTGTGGCGTTCATACCGTCTGGGGCTTTACCGAACAAGCGAGTTGCAGGGATGTCAGCAGCTCCGGCCACCGCTCCTTGGAACGAGGTCATCAGCTCGGGCAGGTTGGTAAAGTTAAGGGTCTTCTGTTCGTACTCTTCTTCCGAATCCATGACGAGCGCGTTGTGGTTGCTTTTACCTAGCTTGGCTGCACGCAGACGGTCGAAGACTTTAGTTTCAAATAGCGGGTCGTCCACCAACTCCATAAGGTTGGGGATTTTCATGATGTCAATCTTAGCTTCGAAGATAAGCGAGGCCACATTGCTGTGGACCATGTCCAACCGCTTCACTTCGTCAAGAACAGCAGTCAGCGCCGAGTCTTCCCAACCCTGCACGCTACCCGATACTGCTAGGCGGTCAGGGCGTCGCACACCGTCAAACCGCACCATGCGGCTAGGGTGGATTTGCAAGTTGTTATTGCCTTCAGTGGTGTAGCTGAGCGAGTAGTACCGTGGGTGACCGTACCACTCGTCGCGTGGGTCCGTCACCACAGCGCCAAGCGTAACCGCGTGGGGTGGTAACACCGTGACGTACCGCAACCCACCTTGACCGACTGTTTCAGGGTTTAGCGGGGTGTCTTCCTTACCAGCACCAGCGGCCATGTACAGCAGCGCACCACCGTATAGCCGCGCAGCGATCTTAGCTTGCACCACTTTCTGCTTCAGCTTTAGTCGTTTTTCCTCAGCTTCAATCAAACCAATGTCGGCCGTCTCGGCCTGCCAAGCGCGCCATTCGCGTGTAGCGTCTCGCACTGGAATGTCGATAATTTTGCGCGCAATCCAGGACGTGCGGTAAGCTGCTGTTAGCTGGTCCCAGTCCGGTTCGACAAGCTGATACTCAGAATAATACTGCTTATCCTGCTCACCGCCCATTCCGCTGACCGCGTTGATTAGGCCATCCTGATTTAACATCTTGTTCATAGGTTGTCCAATGTGTACCCGCTGCCCTCGCTTAGTGAGGAAAGCGCCCATACTGCAGCGTCCAAGCGGTCAGGGGAACCGTCTCCCACGTAACCGTATGTCGCCATCTGGGTCATCTGCGTTTCTAGCTGTTGCAGCGGGTCCATACTGCGGGTGCTTCCCGTGTAGTGATCCACGCGCCCTTGCTCGTACAACGCTGCGATTGGTTCTGCGCGCACCGCTTTACCACGGCTAGCTGTAACCAGTTTAACCTTCGCACTGCGGTTTACGTTGCGTAGGGTGCTTTCCACCATAGCACCACCGAAGTTGCGTTCCCCTACAATGCAGTCCGCGCGCCACTTCTTATACAGCGACACAGCTTGCGCACCCCACTGGGTCGGGCCACCGCGTAGCGTGGCGTCTTCTAGTACAATGAAGCGGTCGTTGGGTAGCAGTGCTGCCGCTACGATACCGATTTCGTCTGCACCCTCGTCGTTCTCACTAGCTGCACCGCTGGGGTCCACTGCTACTACGACGCGGATCATGCGCTCAGGTAGCGTGTCCACGCGGATAAACATTTCTTCGGTCCACAACGCTCCTGGAATGTCGTCCAGCAGCTCCGCGTTGAGTTCCTGTCGCCCCAACCGCGTGCCGGCGTACCGCTTTTGCAGGTTGGACAGGAACGTCTTGGGGAGGTTACCTGCGTTGTCGAAGGTGCTACCCTTGGTGATTGCTGTGTCTGGGTCCTTGGCCAGTTCCCGAATGACGGGAATTGCGCGTGGTGTGGTGGTAACAAATACACGGGGCATATCACCCCGACGCATTGTGAACTGCAGCATGTCCCACGTCTCGCGGGCGTAGCGGTATTTCGCAAGCTCGTCCACCCATGCGGTGTCGAACTCGGGGCCACGTAACTGGTTAGGTTCCGTCCCGTTGTACCCGAGCGCCATTGCACCGCTAGGCCACGTCATGCGCACTGGGCGGAACCTAACTGTGGGACGCTCCTCGGGTGGGTGCACGGACAGCAGTCGTGGCACCATAACTTCTTCCAAGTCTTTCTGGGTTTCAGCTACAAGTGCGATATGCATTGCGCCTTCTTTGACGCGCTTGCGAATCCACTGTGCACCTGCTTCGGTCTTACCAAACCCGCGCCCAGCAAGTGCTAGCCACGTCAACCAATCCCCTTCGGGTTCGATTTGGTTCTGGCGACCCCAGAAGGCCCAGTCGTATTCTAGTTCAGCTAGCTGCGCTTCCGTCATCTCCGCTAGTATCTGGTTGCGGTCCGATTCTGGAAGCAAGGCCAGCGATTCTGCCACGGATGCGTTCACCTGCGGTTACCTCTTCAGTCTGGATGGGTCCGCCGTCGGGTCCTGACAGCTCTTGCTTATCCGCAAGCCCCAAGTCACGTCCGATAAACGCTGCATTCATTAGGTTCGCTGCAGCGTTTTCGAACTTCTGGTTGTAAATGGTTTGTTCTACCAGTTCTACAGCGGTGGCCCACATCGCACCCCGTGCACGGTAGGTTTCAAGCCGTGATGTAGGTACACCAAGGAATGTGCACAGCCCCACCTTTGTGAAGGCGCGCACCTTGGACCTATCGGTTCGTACAATAGAACCTTTATATTGGTAAACTTGTTCTTCCTGCAGTGGGTGCTCGATGCACCACTCGAAATACTTATCAGCTTCGGCTAGGAAGTCGTCTGGGTAAAGGTATTCGCGAGGTTTACCCCGCACTAGCTTTTGATGTAGCATTTGGTTCCCCTTACCTCGACCCTCCAACGCCGTAGCCAGTTAGCGTCGCGCCAACTGTTCTGCTGTGTGGGGTGTATCGCCGTCCGCTACCTGATCCGCAGCGCAGGGGAAGAACGAAGCACCCGTTTCCCCACCTATAGCGGTGGGTGGTGCTTCATCACAACCATTTTCTTAGTTCGCACTATATTTAGTGTAATTTACGCAAGAAACCCCTATGGACTTCGACGTATGTGTCGAACGCCACAATGCGCACCCGTATCATGCCGGTGGGCCTGCAGCGTTCGACCTCGGCCGCCGTGTCGCTGTTGAATATGTTGTGCCCTACAAACGCCACAGCGTCGCCCACCTCCAGCAGTTCAAGCGCGGCAGTAGCTTCGGGGGTGTTGTGCAACCCTTCCCACAGGGATTTGCAGGTGTTTTCCATTTCCAAAAGTTCGTCCCTGTGCACCTTGGCTGGAACCTTGGCGTTAGTGAACTGCGTCCCAGTCGCGTTCGCTGCACCAGTGCTAGCCATGCACAAGCGCAAACGGTGCTTATCTTTGGTCCAGTCCTGGAACTGCTCCCATACCCCATAGGGGCAGAAGATGTATCCTGGCATTGCGGGAACCCGCTCCAAGGTGGTCTTGAGTGTTTTCTTCCCAGACTTTGCGTCCCGCTTAGCGTGCACCCGTCGCACCTGCAGGTAAGGGGTCCACACCTCAAACCCTGCGCGCCGTGCGTCGTGCAGCAGCTCTGCAGTACCCACACACCCGAACACGGTGTAGACCCTGCTTAGCGGGGCGGTGGTGGCGGTGGTGGGGGAGGGGGTGGGGGTGGGGGCGCTGCACGCTTGGGTGCTGCTGCTTGCGCCTTGGTTGGCGCTCGTTTGTGGTCCGGTGGTAGGACTTGCACTGGTCGCAGATCCAGTCTCGCGTGCTGCAGCAGTGGGGCCAATGACCATTCGAATACCTCATTTGTTTTTGGGCTGAGCGAAATAAGCCAGCCATTATAGGGTTCTAGTGACACGTTCACATTCCAGTGTGACGCGTATGGGAGCGCAGCAAGAAGAGCGGCGTCCTTAGTGGGGTGATAATATGTCATTTCGTTTGCTTTCGTTTGCGAGAGTAACCAGCAAGTAACCTAAGGAGCCGCACGTTGCTGCCGTGTAGCGCAATGATTAAGTCCTTACGCACAAGTAGCACCCAGCCGTCAGCGCCGACAACCCCTTTGTACTCGTCCCCGTTGGGTACGGAGATTTCAACTATGTCGTTCACCCTGTGCATACCTGCGAAACTGGTGTACGTGGGGCCGCGCTTTTGCGTACTCATGTGTCGCACCCCCAGTGCAACAGGGCCTGCGCTGTACCAGCGTGCCCCGTGGTGGCATACATGGCACGCTGTCGGATGCGGAAGCTGCACCACCGCTGCACTTGGTGGTCGTCGTATACGTCAATGCGGCGACCCATCCAGTACCAGCAGAACCACTCGAACCAACCCAGCGGGTCAGCGTCGAATATCAGGTTGCGGTCCAACCACCAGTCCTTGCACAAACCGGACTTCTTCCCGAAGTGGTTCACGCTGGGTTTGTGGGGCTGCACCTTCACCCGTGCGAATGGGTAGTTCTGGGGAAGCATCACCATGCGGTGTTCACCGATTGACCCGTACCAATAGCTGTCCCCGAACACCCCCATAGACATCATGGTCATGGGGGAGTAAGTGGGCATAAAGCGCGGGTTCCAGCTTGTCACGTAGGGTGCGTTCGGTGGTTGGCAGTCTGTCCAGTAAACGTCCTGCACGGGAACAGGCTGCAGTCGCTCGTCCCACCCCACGTCCCCGCGCATACAGGGTCGCCACCGCGCTTGCGAGTCTTCGATGTAGGTCATGCGAACAGGGGCGGTTTGCATGTTACGTCCACGTAGATCTGGTCGAATTGGAAACGACGCGCACCGCGCGCTTCCATTTCCTCGTGCGTCAGCTCAACGTACTGCACGTTGTAGTCAGCTTTGATGTACCTACCAACAACCTTCATCATGTTGGTGTACACCTTGCTGTGCGTACCGATGTGCATTACACCTGTATCCGTGACAGCCCACTTGGTTACACCTGAAAAGCTGGTTCCCGTGGGGTTGAAATCTGGTCGGTTCAAAAGGGTCATAGGTAGGTCCATCCTGTGTTGGGTTTCAGTGTAGCGATCAGCGCACCAACTTCGCAACCCGCAACGGTGGCCACCGCGTACAAGCATCCACCACCTGCGTCTGTAAGGCGCTGCATGGCGTCTTGCTTGCTGGGGTGCTCCATGCGGTCGCGGAAGCGCACTGTGGTGGTGTAGTGCTCGGCGTTGTAGGCAATGTGTCTGTCCTGCTCAGTTAGGGTGTTGGGTTTCATGCAATCAATCCCCCATGTGCGCATCGAGGCGCTGTTCAATACCACCGAGCAGCGCTTTGGTCAGCTGGATGTGCTCTTTGGTTGCACTGGCGTAACCACCGCGCACCCACTGCTCACGCGCTTGCTGCAAGCTAGCGATCGCTTCATCAAGCATCAATGCGGTAGGGGAGTTTTCTAATTTGGTGTTCATTGGGTTCGTCCTTTCGTGTGCTGTATGGGTGCACGTTACTGCAACGCGCACCCCCCTGTATAGTAGAAGTTTTAGCACTCCCTAATGTACTGAGGTCGCCGATCTAAGAAGTCTGAGGCCTGCGCCTTTGCTTCCTGCAGCGTGGCGCAGCGGTTAGTCATGCGTACAAGCTTTGTCTTCTCACCGTTCCATAGGTCCAACCACACCTCGATCTCTGCGTGGTCGCCAGTCTTAACACGAGCGGGAACGTATTCGTCTGCGCACCGCAGCAGCACGCGCTGCTTATTATCGTTGAACATACCAACGGGCCAGGAGCGCTTCTGGAAGCTGCGGTATGGACCCGTCGGTGCTGGAGAGACTTCCCATTTGATTTTCATAGCTAACCCTCCCAAGGGTTGTGGGGGTGCGCTGTGCACCCCCTTGGTTTCAGAATTCACCGCGCTTCATGCACGCCCAGTTCGCGGAAGCTGTTGCTGGTTTTACACCGTGCGCAACTGCGTCTTTGATAAACGCTTGGCGGTTCATACCGTGCTGGTAGTCCTGCGCTACCATGCGCAGCGAACGGCACATGCTGTTACCCTGCGCTTTGTACTTAGCGAACGCAGTTGCGAAGTCAGCAAGTGCTGGACCCCATTCCCCACCGCACGCCAAGCACGCGAACTCGTTGGTGTCGTTTGGAGTTTCGATGTCGTGCACGTTGTAGCCGTTGTCCATGTGATCGATACCACAGTGTGGGCACTTGGGTGCGGCTTCTGTACCTGCACCGAACTGGTCCATTGCTGCAAGCTCGTTTGCGGTGTGGATGTAAGCTTCAACCGGCGCAGTCAACGCGTCCGGTGCTACTACTGCAAAACCACCTTCAACTGCAACCACCTCAGTGTGTGTACCACCTTTGGATGCGTTGCGCTTTGCTGCGCGGGTTGCGTTGGACTTTGCTGTGTAAACTTTTGTCATGGGTTCGTTCCTTTGTGTGTGTGTGTTTGCTTAACTTCTGCACCTTGTATGAAGGAAGTATTCGAACCTGTAAACCCCCTATTTGCAGAAAACTTCTAAATAGTTCTGAAACCACTGTTTTGCTTCGGGTAGCTCAAGGTCCGCATCCACTTGGAACAGCTTCCAGTTGTTGCTGCGGTCGCAGTGCAGGGCCACCGTGGTGCGCACGCGGAACCGCCACGGTTGACGGTTGCGGCGGTGCGCTAAGAAGGGAAGCTTGCCAGACTTGTCGCTAGCACGACACACCTGCGCCCACCATTGTTTGATAGCTGGTTGCTCCACCCGCTTCACTTCGATCTCCAACCCGTGCACCCCGTCAATGTCTGCACCACCTTCGCGCACTTGTAGCAGGTTGCGGGTCAGGTCCAGCCGCACCCCCACTTCCTGACCCCACAGGGTAAGCAGGTCACGAACTTCGTACTCCCCGCTGGACCCCTTGGCCTTGGGTGACTTAATCGCCATTTAGCCGTTCCTCCATGGTCCCAGTGCAAGCAGGCTGCGTTCGTACGCACGACGGGTGCGCATTATGAACCCTATCTGCCACCAACCGACCCACACCCCTACGTACCAGACACCGCACCCGTTCCACATGATGTGAGGGGATAGCACGAACTGCCCCTTTGTGCGTTTGGTACGCAGTACGACAGGTCGGTACGCTGCACGCTCCGATTGTGTTACTTCGTCTTGCATTCAGCACCCCCACGTTGCGCACATAAAACCGTGGACTGCGTAAACCCAAACAAGACAACTTAGACATAATAAAATTGAAAATACTTTCATTGAAATAGCCCCGCTAAAATGAAGCAGGCCCCAACGAAGGGACCTGCTGTGAGAAGTTAACACTCCTGCACGATGTACGGGTCCAGCTTCTCGCTGTCGTAGTCTTGGTCCGTCACACAGGGTGGGTTGCTTGGTTCGTCGTCTCGTAGTGCGTTGAGAACCACAATACCCAGTAGTACGGCCAGCACACCCAGTGCTGCGTCGTTGGCCCCGCCGCTGGAGCTGCGCCGCTCCTCGGTTGCGGGTTCTTCAGAAATGATCGGCGGTTCGTCCACAGGTGGATGTTCCTGGATTGGAACGGTGGCCAGCGCTGTGGTTGCTGCCAGCGCAAGCGCTGTTGTCAGTGTAATCAGTTTCATGTTGGGTTCCCTTTCTTGGGTTTAGGTTTGCCATGGTAGGCGCGGCGAATGGATTCAAAAATACCGCACCCCATTGCTCGGTGAAAAATGTAAGCTCTTATCAAGGGCGGTGACCCGTGTACGCAGGTCGCAGCGGTAGGTTCATGCTGCGGCGACGCTTAGGACGTGCTGGTGTGGGGTAGTTAGCGTGCGGGGCTTTGTAGCCCTTCTGCCAATTGGCTTCCGCGATAATGTTCATCACCAGCTCTTGCGCTGCGTTCAGTCTGCTTTTGGCTTTCATTTTGGGTTCCTTTACGAAGTTGCGCTGCAGCCTTTGCTGCAGCTTGGATTTTGCGCCGCGTCACTTCACTGTGACTGCGTGCGCTGGTCTTGACGTTGGGTTTCATTTGTGTCCTTTCGTGTTCGCTCTAGGTGCTCAGTGTAGCTGTCTTGTGCGATAGCTACAAGAAGTTCGTTTAGCGTACCCCCTTCGGGTACTTCGTCCAGCAACCAGAACAGCAACCCCCTGTCGTCTTTGTCGGCCAGCGCTTGCTGCAGCGACCCCATAGGGATTGCAGACTGGTTGACAAACAAGCGCACATTGCGGCGGGATAACTTTACGGTCATGTCTTAGGGGCACTCATTACATATCCTCCTGACCGATAGCTTGGTAAGCTTCGGCCATTGCTTCCAGCGCGGCTGTACACTTGGCTTTGACCTCTGGACGGGCGTTCATATATGCAGTGTACAGAACAAACTCCTCCCAAGTCCTTATCAACACATGCGCCGTGTGCAGCGCTTCGTGCTGGTGGAATTTGTCTGGTGTCTCGGATAAGGTACTAGGGGGGTTTGACAGTGGTTTGCCGCTAGGCTTCGGTTGATACCCCGAGGTTCTAAACATCACTCAGTCTCCTTTGATGATAGGGCTTTTGTCGCAACGTCTCGTGCGAACTTACTTAAGTGGTTGGTTCCATAGCCGTCACGGATCGCCCTAAGCGTATCCCTGAATACATCAACTTCGGGGTCGTCGTTCTGACAATAACAACCTTGGTCAACTGTGTACGTGTCACCGCAGATCACGCAGTCCACCATCTATTCACCCTCCTTGATGTCCGCAAGTAGCTCGGTCAAACCTGACGCAAAGCCGTCAGACCCAAGCCCTTCCAATTGCTTTTCTGCATAGCGACCCGCCTCAGCCAACTCCACCAGCTTAGCTTCGAGTGCTGTAACAAGTTGCTCTGTGGCTTCGGCACGGGCTTTTAGCGCGTCAATGTACTCCTGACCTGCGCGCTTTAATTCATCCCGCTGCGCCTCTACCTCGGTCAGCTTCTTTTGCAGGTCAGCGGTGTATTCCTCTGCGACTAAAGTGGTGTCTTCAACAGCGCGTGCGTACGCTTTTTCTGGGCTCCACATGCAGCTAAACTCTGGTGTCTGCATTTTCTCTGTCTTATCGCGTAGGTTCATTGTCCTGACCTCGCTATAGGTCGCGTCGATGTTGCAGGGGTGTGGGTGTACCTACAGAACACGTCTGTGCTATACCCGTGCTGTGCAAGCTGCGCTTGAATGCGGTCCCCTGTTGCGACACAGTTGTCCGGTTGCAGGGTTTTGAGTGTGGTCTCTTCCCCAGTGGGGGACGTTACGATCCACACGATGAATGCTAGCATCTCTTTCATTGTAATACTCCTACGGCCACCGCACTGCTGAACGCAAACACCATCCAGCACCAATATCCAAGCAGCACCCAGCGCACCACCTGCTTCCAATCTACTGCACTCATAGTTCGTCTCCCTGTGGTGCGCTTGGTAGGTGCTGCCAGTGCGTCGCACCGTGTTGACGTGCGAACGCAGCACTGCAAGATCCAACCTGTGTGTCACCCCAACCTTCTGACAGCAGCGGCCACGCAAGAAGCTGTTCGTCGTCGCGCTGTGGTAACGGGTGGTCGCTTACTTTCATCCAACCGTTCTTGTCACCATCACGCTGCACAACCTCGTCGAACCGCAACCGCAGATCCAGTATTGTGTTCCACGGCACTTCGCCGAACGTGTTTGTGTCAAGGTCCGCAAACAGACCTACGTCCGCACTTTCCTCCCACGCAAGCGGTTCCCCGCTGTATGCGGCGATGCGCCCGTTATGGTGCACGACGATTCTCATGACAGCACCCACCCTGCTACAAGCGCACCGTACAGGGTTGCGAATAGACAAGCTGCACCTATTACGTCTTCGATGAAATGTTTCATACTTGGTTCCTTGTTTTTGTGGTGACAGGGTACGCGGTGACCGCGCAACCTGTAAAGATACGAAGTTGGAAGCTTTAACCGAATACTACATCAAAGCAGAATTCGAGAGATTCATAACCTGTTGTAGCTAGACCCACGTTGTGCGGGACGAACCCATCCATAGACGTGAGCAACTGCACGGTGTTACCAACGGGTGCGGTGACCACTGTGATAATGGTTTTACCTTCCCAATGCTGCGCCACCACGTGCACCCCGTTGCTGTACAGGGTGACGGTGGGTGCGTAGGGAACAGACTGCAAGCGTGCTGTAAGACCTTTTGACATATTACCCCCTTAGCACGCAAGCGAGCGGTGAAATTCAACCCACTGCTGCAGGTTGGAAAAGACTGTACCTTCAAGATTATCAGTTATGTGCCCTGTGGTTGGGCAAACGTACACTTCCCCGCTTGCACCACCGGCCACCGTGGGTGCAGGGTAAACAAACTGCACGTGATCACCGTCCACTTTTACGGACTCTGGAAATGCAAGACCGTTGGTTTCACTGTACGTGCTGCGAAGTTCTGTTGCGATTGCTTCAAGTGTGTTTGTCATTTGTTGGGTTCCTTTGTTTGCGTTTGTTGCACCCTGTTTAGATTACTTCGGTCCGCAACGCAACCCGTTAATTTCTGTTTCCCACAAAAGGTCGATTTCAAGTGTGGCCCCCCAGTCGCGCAAGTGGGGGTAGTCGCCTGCGACCAAGTGCATGAGTTTGTTCTTTTTGCGCATACGCGTCAAAGTGTGCACTTCCTTTGCACGTATATCTTCTGATTTAAGACGACGTGTTTCGCTTACAAAACCACGTTCGACTCCAAACCCGTTTATGCCGTGGAACTGGTTTACACACTCGGCCACCGTGTTCAGTGTTCGTTCCCTACCGTACAGCACAAGGTCCTGTGCGTCCTGCACCCAAATCAGTCCCAGCGTGCGGCACAGCTCGTTCCCACACACCACGTTCCCCGCAAGGTCCATTGTGTTCAGACTGCGCAAAGGGTTGTCACTATCGTACCGTGGACCGAACCCATTAACCACATGGTCCCACATTTCGTTGAAGTATTCCGTACCCACTTTAAAGCTAGCATTTGCAATCTTAGTCATATCTTTCTCCATTTAAAGTTCAAAAGTTGCATTTTTTCGCGTCCCCCCGACTTACCCCCCTACTTACCCCCCAACTAACCCCCCAACCTATATATACATATTAACTATACAAAACAGGGGTTTAGGACTCAGTTGGGGGGTTGGGGGGACACCGTTTCTGGTTCTACCTTTTTTATAGTTTTGTATTCATGTGTTCTAATTCCCTTTTTTCTACCCCCCTGCATGACCATTTTACCCCCCGAGCCAGTTTTTGGTCCCCCCAACCCCCCGACCAAGCTTTTATTGTGCGATATCAATGACTTAGCTGTTTTCAGTTGGGGGGAACTCGGGGGGTTTTGCTGGGGGGTAAGTGCCAAAACGCGTACCCCCCAACCTGCAACCATCAACCCAACCACTTCAAAAACTCCTGACGATTGCTTTCCACTGGTAGTCGTACAAAGTAACCGTCTTGTTCCATACCAGATAACTCCTCGGTGACTAGGCGGCTGGTTGCACCCTTCACGTTTTCCTTGGCGACGCGGCGCACTTTGTTTAGCTGCACCTGCACTTCCCCATCTGGTCCCCTGCGTGCACCTAGCTTGTCCATGTACTTGGCGTCCATGTCGCACCGCTGGAAGATGCGACCCACAGCCTTGCGCACCTTAGACGCTGGTGAATCGTCTGGCTCGTCATCAGTAACGGTTTCCATCTTGCTAAGCACAAAGTCGACGCTTGCCTGCACCACTAACCGCGCCCATGTGACGCACTCCGCATCCACGGTCAACCCACCCTTTGCAAGCCCTGCAACGGTGGCCAAGCGGTTGACGCTTTCAGCTGCGCGACCGTACACTGCTTTCTCGACCTCGCTGCGCCGTGGGTCGGTGGTGTACGTGTCGCAGTAGCGCACCATCTCGTTGGACAGTGCGCTAGCCTCCTCGGTAAAGCGCAGCGCGTGGAACGCTTGCATGTTACCCTGCCACACGTCTGGGTGCGCTTGTCCAGGAAGGGGTGGGATAGATTCAACAATCCAGTTCAGCACTTGGCTCACGTGGTCAGGGTACGTGCAGGAACTTTGCGCTTCCATGTTGGTGTTGGTGACTGGTATGGGCATGAAGCAGTTACGTCCCAACCATCCTGACTCACCGTCTGCACTGTCAATAGACGCGAACAGCTTTTTGGGTGTGCTCGACATAAGCGCGGCGACGGTGGGGTGGTTGACCACCTTGGCTTCCTTGTCGTCGCTCTTGGTGTGGGTAACCTCGATGCCGTGGTTGAACGCGGTAAACGCTTCCGTCACCCCGTTCATTAAGGATTCGAAGTTTGCATCCCCCTTGCCGGCTTTGCGTGCACCCCCACCCTCCTGCTGGATCATCATAACGTCGCTGTTCTTGTGCATGAGGAAGTCTGTAAGCGACTGTCCACTTGCGAACGTCTTGGTGCGATACGCTTTGATTCGCGTGCGGTCCACTAGGTGCAGCATGTCGTAGAACATACCAGTGCTGTCGCCTTTACCTGAACCCGACTCCCCTACCACGAACACCATCAGCGCCGTGGGGGTGGTGTGCTGGCGGTGCAGCGACACGAACTTACCTTGCCCCATGTGGGCCACCGCTGCAGTCGCCCCTGCAAGCATTGGGATCAGTGTGAAGCGCACAGCCTTGGCAGACCCCGCACGCACCGCTTCCCCTATTATTCCAGGAGCGTGCCACGCTGCCCACTCTAGCAAGCTGGGGGTAAACTTGAACGGGACCTCTTTGGTCCATTCCCCACCCCAGCGATGTTCTCTTGCTTCCTGCGCTGCGTCCTCCAGCTCCTTAACCCGTGCAAGCTCTTCCTTGCGGTCGACCTCTAGCTGGTCGCGCTCTCGCTGCACCTGCTGGAGCACTGCTTGCGCAAGGTCGTACCCATTGCCTTCGGTGCGTGCTGGGTCTGGCACCCAGTCCTCGAACTCCCCTGTTTCGGGGTCGGTGTAGTTGATAAGTATCCCGCTGCGTGCTGCACCGTAGATTGTACCCTTGAGCGCTTGGACCGCTTTATCCAGATCACCCCCGTGCTCGAAGTGCACGTAAAGGTCAAACGCGTCACCGTACCTGCTACCATTAGCGGTCTCCTTACCTAGCTTCTGCGCTGCGTCGTTGTGCGACAGGGAGATCCAATGGTCCCCACGGTTCTGGAAGCTATAGCTACCGGACTCGCTGTACGGGGAACGCCAATGGTCCGACATACCCTTGCGGTCAAACTTGTACCGCTCCAGCAGGGTCTCGATGTCCTCGCTGTACTGCGCAATGAAGGGGCCGGTCTTAGCGTTCCCTTGGTTTGCGTGCACCTGCTGCTGGATGGTGTGGTACTCGTCGGCCCGCATAGTCAGTTGCGGGTGGGCCATAGCGTTGAACACCTTGGCACCGTGGCTAGACCACTCGTAGAACTCCCCACGGTTGGGAAGGAACACCAGCTGACCAGTGCGGCGCAGGGTGCTATCAAGCTGCACCCCAAAGTGCAGGAACGCGTCAAACAGTGCGTCCTGATAATCGGTATAACGGTTTCCTGGAATGGGCGCGCCCAGCGGGATCAGCACCCGCCACTTGCGGTTTCCCTCGGTGCTGCTGCGCGTGCTGTACACCACGAAGCAAGCGTCCCCTAGGATCTTGGTGCTAATGTCAACAATGTCTTCCTTGGGGTGGTTACCTTGGTCAATGTCCAAAGCCATCATGTAGAACTGACCGTTGTTGCGCTGCACCTCGTGCGACCGCGCATCGTGACCTGTGTAACTGCTAGGGATAATCCACTGCGCTAGGTTCTTGTCCACCGTGGGTGGATTGGCAACCATGTCGTACACCTGCTGCAGTGTGATGCTAGTGTACGGTTTGCCGGTGTTCTCGTGGGGGTTGGTGCGTCCATCGTTAAGCACCAGTGCGTGCGAGTCGCTCCCACCATAACCTGTGACGAATGTATTCATAGCAGCGTCCTACCTGTCAGCTGTTCGTACATGTGCTGCACGGTGTCAGCTTGCGGTGAGCGGGTGGGGTCGTTGCGCATCTCGTACAACCATTGCCGCGACACACCAAACTCCTTGGACACCTGCGTGGGGGTCATCTGCTTGGCGTCTATAAGCTCCAGCACGTGGTCGACCAGCCTTGGCCCTATTAACGCGGGCGGCTGCTTAGATTTCTGGGCCATTATGGGTCCTTTGTGAGCGTGGGTCGGTTGTGCTTGTAAATACGGAAAAACTTACACTCACAAGCACAAATTGCTGTCCAGTTTGCTTCTCGCTATATCTTGTGGACGAAGCTAGTCGAAGCCATATGGGACTGTATTCTTTCGCATTTTTTACTTTACACCCCTTTGCGCACCCCGTACCAATAGCAGACCACGCACACAAACACAGGAGAACCCAATGAGTGATGCCTTTACCAAATACGTGGATGAATGGGACGCAGCGGTAGCGCGTAAAGAGTGGCTTGTTGCCGAAAAAGCTAAGCTGACCCAGCACCTTGATGCAGAGCTCAAACTGCTGACGGAGTCCGAAATAACCATGCGCAAGTCCATCGCGGCCAGCGTGGTTGCAGCGCTTGGTAAAACGGCAAAAGAGGGTGTTAACAAGTACCCGCTCCCAGACGGTCGCAAGCTTAAACTGACCGTCAACAAAACCCGCACGATCGACCCCGCTAGCATTGCGCTGGCGCGTGAGGAATGGAGCAAGCTTAACGAGCACAGCAAGATCGACTTTGACACCGTGTTCCGTGTTAAGCATGAGCTGGACAAGGCCATGTGGAACAAAACAACCGACGGTGAAAAACTCGCCCTGTCGCGGTGCGTGGTAACCAAGGACGCCGCTCCAACAGTGGTGTTTGACTGATGTTTATTAAAGTAACCAGTACACGCAAAAACAGTGAACAGGTCGACGGTTTAATTGCTGTCGACCAAATCGCTACGGTAACGAGCCACGCGGGTCGTTGCATCATTACGTTAAAGGGTAGCAGCTTTGACGTCTGGGCGGACCAAACATTTGATGAGGTCAACGCCGCTATTGAACAAGCAAACACAGAAGGAAAAGACCTATGAACATGAACGAAACCATCACACTGCTGCAGCTTACCCAAGGCGCTAAGATCGTCGGCTGCACGTACCTGCTGAGCAGCACTGGTCCGTCTTACAAGGGTGTAGTCAACCCTTTTGACGACGTAACTGACAAAGGGCAAAACTCCGAGAGGTATGTTTATTCGCGCACGGGTCAGGCCCCTGTGCGGGGTGCTGCACAGGGGGTCTACCACTTCAAAAACGTGCTTGGACTGGAGCTGGTGAATGGGGACATTGTCGCTGTGCACTCCCGCGATTCTATGTCGCTGGTGGTGGTCGAGGACCCCGACGTCGCGCACTATGAAGTGGGGTGCGACCTTGGTGACCTGAAGCACGTTATCGCCAAGGTGGACCGCACCGCGTATGACAAGATGAAAGAGCTGGAGCACAAGGCCAAGCACCGCTTGTCCATGTCCGAGCTCGACGAGCGCTTGCGCAAGTTCACCGAAAACACCACAGGGTTGGATTCTGTCAAAGGTATGTTTGCTTTGTCGAACGACAGCGTTGTGGATTCCCCCAACCTTAACGAGGAAGCTACATGACCCTAAACTTTACAACCACGGACAAGGCCAGCGCCAACCACGGAATCAAGGCGCTGGTCTACGGTGGTGCAGGTAGCGGTAAAACCACGCTATGCGGTTCCGCACCCAGCCCGATTATCATTAGCGCGGAGGCCGGTTTGCTTTCCCTGCGCAACATGTCCCACCCAGTGCTCACCGTCAACAACGCGGCGGAGCTGGACGAGGCGTTTGAGTGGTGTCGAACCGACGCTGTGAAAAACGGTGTCGAGACGGTGTGCTTGGATTCCATTTCCGAAATTGTGGAGCAAATTCTCAAGGACGAGAAATCGAAAACCAAGGACCCCCGCGCTGCTTACGGGGAGATGGCCAACAAGGCCATTACCATCGCAAAAAAGTTCCGCGACCTTCCAGGATTGCACGTGCTGATCACAGCTAAGCAAGCCACGGTCACGGACCCTGTGACGGGTGTGGCAAAAGCTGCACCCACCGCTCCAGGACAGCAGGTCGGGCCAGCGTTGCCCTACCTGTTTGACTTGGTCATGCACGCTGCAACCGAGAAGGACCCCGAGGGAAAAACCTACCACTACCTTCGCACGCACGCTGCATTCAACGCCGAAGCAAAAGACCGCTCCGGTGCGTTGGACGAAATGGAGTACCCAGACTTTTCCAACATCATCACCAAGGTGCTCGCTGCACCATCACCCGCGCAATAACACACGAGCGCAAACCAAGGAGACAGCAACATGGTTGCAATGAATTTCAACGCAGGTACGGTCGACCCGTCAGTTGGTGGTCAAGACGTATTTGAGACGGGCGAGTATGGTTTTATCATCAACGCGTCCGAAACCAGACAAACCAACAAGGGTGGCACCATGCTGGTGCTCACGTGCAAGTGCACGGACGAGGGCCAAGCGGGAAAGCAAACGGCTATCCGGTTGAACATCCAAAATGCAAGCGCGCAAGCGGTGGAAATTGCGTTCCGCGACCTGTCGGCCATCTGCCACGTGGTGGGTGTGCTTAACATGACGGACACGCAGCAGCTTCACGGGCGCCCGTTCCGTATGCGGTTGGAGAAAACACCGCGCACCGACAAGCCGGAGTTGTTCAACAACGAAATCCGCGCTTACCTCGACCCCAACGGTGAACCACCCGTCAAAGGTGCAGTAGCAGGGGGTGGTGCACCAGCGGGAGCGCCCACACCACCACAACCGCCTGCAGCAGCCCCAGCAGCCCCCCAGCCACCAGCGGCGGCCCCTGCAGCACCAAGCGCGCCACCCGCACCAGCACCCGCAGAAGTGCCGGCTGCGCCCGCTGCCAGCGTCGCTCCGGCCCCTGTGGCGCCGCCCACTGAAGCACCGGTCCCTGCACCGGCCCCTGCGCCCGCTGCAGCGCCACCGCAGCCGCCAACCGCTGCACCCGCTGGTGCTACCCCACCGTGGCAGCAGTAACGAACAGGGGTGCGCTACGGTGCACCCCAAACCCTTAGGAGGTTGACTATGATTGGTAATAACCAAATCCATATGAACCAAGACACTATGAAGCAAGCGGTCCAGCTATGGCTAGACGCGAATTTCAAGAAAGCACCCAAGTGCAGGGATGTAGCAAAGAACACTAACTCGCAAGGTGCGCTTGCTGATCAATTCATTGTTTCTCTGCAGGGTGACGACGCACCTACCGAGCGCAAATCAGGAGGTTAACCATGTATCCGTTCCACCACTTCCCACCCCCAAACAGGGACGACGAACCAGACCCAGACTTCTGGGTTAAGTACTTTGCGATCGCGCTGTTGCTGTTGATTCTGTTGGTGGTTACAGATTATTTTCTCTAAGCTGAAGTCTTCGGGTTTACAGTGCTGTTTGAGTAGTTCATAAAGTACGCAACAGCAACGCACACAAGGACGCACACAATGACACAGCAAGATATCACCAAGCTCGCAAAAGAACTGCTTGCAACTAACCCAGACGATGCAATGGCGCAAGCCATGCTAAATGATGCGCAGCAAGTGGCTGCTGCAGAAGCTAAGCGCGCTGCACGGGTTGCACGCTAACCCACCCACACCCACACACAAGGACGCACACAATGACACGTATTAAACTAGTTCACTACGCTTACCGCGAAGGTCAATACGCAGGGAACACAGGGCGCCCCCGTGACCACAACCCATACACCAACTGCAATGGAGCGGTGCTGCGCGACTACACCGATGCGCACGCACAATGGAACAAAGGTTGGGACGAAGCGCGTGCAAACAATGGCTAGGGCCACCGTGATTTGCGACGCGTCCTTTTGCCCACACACCCACGCGGGTGGGTGGGCTACTTGGATCAATATCAACTACCCCAGCGGTGGGCACCAGCGCTTGCAAAAGCACGGGGTGCTTTGTGGGTTACCACGATCGTCCGAGCACGCCGAACTGCTAGCGTGCATGAACGGGTTGTGGTTCGCCTACCAGCACGGGGCACGGGACATACTGGTGCAGACCGACTGCCTCGCCATTGTGCAGTCGCTTGGCGGTAACAGCGCAAAGTCCAAGATTGAATATCGCGAAGCGCGGCTCCTGTATTGGCCCGAAGCGACAGTGCGGTGGAAGCACGTCAAGGGGCATACAGCAGGTGACGACCGTCGCACGTGGGTAAACAACTGGTGCGACAAGCACGCAAAGCAGCATATGAGAAGGAAGCGCACACAATGTCAAACGACCTAGTCACAGCGATCGACAAAGCGGTACGAGACCAACCCACGGAAAAGCGGCGCAGTCATATGGGCGCGAGCAGCATCGGTGCACGGTGCAAGCGTCAGGTGTGGTACGCCTTTCGCTGGGCCTACAACGAGAAGCACACAGGGCGCATCCTGCGCTTGTTCAACCGTGGTCACGAAGAGGAAGCACGCTTCGCGCGGTGGTTGCGCATGGCGGGGTGTGAGGTGCAGGACTACGCGCAGCGCTTGGGATACCACCGCGAGTCCGACAGCTACGTGCTTATGGACTGGGATGTCGAAGTTCCACCTTACGAGGACGGGCACTGTATCGACGTCAGCGACAACCCGCACCACATAGCGCTGGCCAAGGAACGCGGTGAGGGCCCCCAGCAATGGGGGTTCACCGACCACGACGGGCACTTCAGCGGGTCCAGCGACGGGCGCATACGTGCAGGTGAAGGGTGCACCCTGACCTTACCCGACGGGTGGGGGTTGCTTGAGGAAAAGACCCACAACGAAAAGTCCTTCAAGCAGCTAACCGCCAAGGGTGTGCTGACCGCAAAACCTACCCACTACGTGCAGATGCAAATCTACATGCACTATATGGGTTTGAAGTGGGCGCTGTACATTTCCGTCAACAAAAACGATGACACACTGTACACCGAGCTCGTGCACTACCGTCCCGAGATTGCGCTGTCCTACGTGGCCGACGCGTGCAAGCTTGTTGAATCGAGAACAGCACCACCACGATTGACCGAGGACCCTAGCTGGTTTGAATGCAAGTTCTGCGCGTTTAGGGAGATCTGCCATTACGACGACGCACCGCAAAAGAACTGCAGGTCGTGCGTGTTTGCTTCCCCTGCACCCGAGGGGGAATGGAACTGCGGTAAGTACAGCAACATCATACCAGAGGACTTTGTTCCGCAGGGGTGCGCCGCGTGGGAACCGATTGAATGACAAGTGGTACTAAATTCAGAATGTACGGCTGCGGTTCGTTGTGTCATGTTCGCGGGCGAGTGGACAATCATGTTGTATTTCGCAAGTGGTCGTACCGCTGGAAGTGTTGGATGTACGAGTGCGAGCATGTTGACATCTTGAAAAAGTTTGCAAAGGTAGTTCCATGATTAAAACCCCACGCGACTACCAAGAAGCTGCGAACGTGCACCTGTGGAACTACCTGCACAACAGTCCAGCAATGAATCCGCTGGTGGTGGAAGCCA